CGGTCGAGCTTTGCGGCTCGTGGCTCTGGATCAGCGGCGAGACGCGCCAACACAAGGACGCGCTAAAAGCCGCCGGTTGCCGCTGGAGCAGCAGCAAGACGATGTGGTACTGGCGGCACCCGGAGGATGCGCGCGGACACTACCGCGGCAAGCGCAGCATGAACGAGATCCGCAGCAAGTACGGCAGCCAGGTCTTTGACGCAGACGGCCGCGAGCGCACCGCATACAACCGGCTTGGGGCGACGGCGTAAGCCGTCCCCGGCCGCGCTCCGTCCGCCGGTAAAAGTCCGGCGCTGATGAGCAAGAGCGAAACGGAGGTTGCATCATGTATCAGATTATCAAGTATTGCCGCGATTGCGGCGCTTATTCCGGCCGTGAGTTTGGGCGCAAGGCCGACGCGGTGCGGTATGCCCGTGCTTGCGTCTGCCCAGATTGGGAGTATGTCGCGGTTATCAGCACGCGCACCAAGCGCGTCGATGTGCTCAAGGGCGCGCCGATGATGGTGCGCTATGCGCCCGGATGCACCGAGTACAAGCGCGGGAAGCTCTGCGCTATCTATGGGGGGTGATTACAACGAGTTATCACGATTTGCTTACCATGTACGGCGGCGAGCAGCTCGAAGCCGAGCAGCGCGTATATATCTACGTGCAGCAACCGAAGCGGTATAAGACGCCGGAAGACATCGCCCGCAAGGATGCCGACATTGCGCGCCAGATCGAGCGCATGCAACGCTTGATTGACGATTTGCGCGACTATCGCGTAGCACTGGCGCAGCGGTACGCCGAGCTGGAAACGATGCCTTACACGCGCGTTTTGACGCTCAAGCGCGACCCGAGCTATAAGGGCCGCATTACCTACTGGGTGACGATCACGCGCCGGATGTCTGACGGCACGGAGACCGACGAACTGTGCGAGCAGTTCCACGGTCAGGATCGCGCGAAAGCGTTTGCTCGCTTCGCCGCCCTGCAAAAGCAGTACCCCGGCATTGCGTCCGTTAAGGATGTAGCCCGCCGGAGCTGGGAACGATGATAACGCCCCGCATCCTGCACAATCCCAACGTCAATTTTTGTGCATCCATACAAAACCGCAGATTTCGCGGTTTTGGTATTGACATACCGCGGAATCTGCGGTATACTCGAGCCATCAAACGGAAAACACGACAGGCCGACAGGCCGGAAAGGATGAAAACTATGACACGCAACGAGGCAAAAGCACTGCAGGCAAAACACAACATGGAGATCCTCCGCGATCCCATCACAAGCGAGGCACGCGCACTGTATCTCGAGACCGAGCAGCCGATCTCGGAGCTCGATGATCTCGCGGACATCTCTCGCCGCTCCAACGGCTGCGCGCCGTGCTACATGGAGGCCAGCTACGAGGTGTATAACGCCACCGGCTCCGGCGTCACGTACAAGCTGAGCTGCCCGACCACATGGTTTGACCTCTGGGGCTGGGTCGAAGAGTAATAAGGAGATAAATCATCATGGCAAAAGCGACCGCAACCTGCACCTGCGCCACCTGCGGCGCAACGTTTACGCGCACCAAAATCTGCCGCAATCGCCGCGAGGCGGATGGCTGGGAGACGTGGGCAGCCGCAAACTTTGATGAGTGCGCTGCTTGCTACACTGCGCGCAAGGCATCCGAGCGCGAGGCAGCCGCAGCGGCGGAGACCGAGCTGCCGCTGACGCTGCACATGACCGGATACCCGGACAGGCATAACACCCCGGTCGTCCTGTTTTTTGGCGGAGATACCGTGTCGCACAAGGATGACATTAAGGCGCTCGGGTACCGCTGGTCATTTGCGGATGACTACATCACCTACGGCTACAGCGTCCAGCGCGGAGAGCAAAAGTGGATCAAGGTCGCCCCGCAGGAGGACGCCTACGACGAGATCGAGCGCGCGAAGGCGCTCGGCGCCGTGATCGATGATAGCATTGTAGACACGGAGTATCTTGCCAAACAAGCCGCCGCCAAGCGCGAGCGCATCGCGGCTGCTGAGGCATCCGGCATCACGGAGCCGGTCAAGCCGGACTGCTACCCGGCTGGCCGATGGAACGGCAAGGTCTACGGCACGGCGGCTTACGGCTACCGTATCTATGTCGATAACGCTGAGGTGCAGATCAGCAACGATGACGCCGACGCACTCAAAAGATACGCCAAGGCTCTTGCGGCCTGGCGCGAAGCAACAGCAGCAAAGGAGACATCACCATGACTGACAAGCAGTTTTATCACGCTTTCCGCGCTGCGCAGCAATACAGCGATCCGGATGCTTTTGCGTCCAACGTCGCGCTGTCCGACATCTTTCCGACCGTCGAGGGCGATGATCTCCCGGCGCTGGCGGACGATCTACGCCATGTCTGGCGCTATGCGCACATCACCGTGCGTGAGATTGTGCAGCACACTGGCCTGACGCAGGCAAACTTTGCGCAGCGCTTTGTGATCCCGCTGCGCACGCTGGAAAGCTGGCTCGGCGGCACAAATACGTGCCCGCCATACACCCGCCTGATGCTGGCGAAGCTGTGCGGCCTGTAAACGATGTCAAGTCAGCCAATACGCGGTTAGTATTTTAGTTAGCGTTTTGCCAACGAAATGCGTTTGCATTATGCGAAAAATAATCGTAAATCCGCGACGTTTTTCGCACTGCAAAGATTTCCAAAAAGCACTGCAAAGCATTGATATACAAAGAAAAGCCCCGGAATCCAACGGATTCCGGGGCTTCTTAATTTGGAGCGGGATACGGGAATCGAACCCGCCTATCCTGCTTGGGAAGCAGGTGTTCTACCAATGAACTAATCCCACAGGTGCAATTATTATAGCACGGCCAAGTGTCGTTTTCAAGTGAAAAATGCAACAGAACTTGACATTTCTCTGCGCGCAACTTATAATATCCATTCGTGACGTTTTTGTTTGTTTGTTGATATAATGGGAGTGACACTATGGCGCAAGAAACCCTTCGCGAAAATAAAATGGGCACGATGCCCGAAAATCGGCTGCTGCTGTCGATGGCAGTGCCGATGATGATCTCCATGCTCGTGCAGGCGCTGTACAACATCGTGGACAGTATCTTTGTCTCGCGCATCTGCGAGGATGCGCTCACGGCGGTGTCCATGGCGTTCCCGCTGCAGAACATCATCATTTCCATCGCTGTCGGCTTCGGCGTCGGCATCAATGCGCTGCTCTCTCGTGCGCTGGGGCAGAAAAACGCCGAGCGCGTCAATCAGGTCGCGGTCAACGGCCTGCTGCTGGCGCTGCTGAGCTATTTGCTCGTGCTCGTCGCCGGCTTGATCGGCATCCGTGCTTACATGCGCACGCAGACGGATATTGAGACGATCGTCAATTACGGCATCACGTACCTGAACATCTGCATTTTGTGCTCGTTCGGCGTTTTCATCGAGATCACCTTCGAGCGTTTCCTGCAGGCGACCGGTCGCACGGTCTATTCCATGGTCACGCAGCTGGTCGGTGCGATCACGAACATCATCCTCGACCCGATCCTCATCTTCGGCCTGCTCGGCTTCCCGAAGATGGGCATTGCCGGCGCGGCCTGGGCGACGGTGATCGGCCAGTGCCTGGGCGCGGTCGTCGCCGTGACGCTCAACCACTTCAAAAATCCGGAGGTGCATCTGCGCCTGCGGCACATCCGCCCGAACGGACGTCTTATGGGGGAGATCACGGCCATCAGCATCCCGTCGATCATCATGAGCTGCATCTCGTCGCTGACGTGCTTTGTCATGAACATGATCCTCATCGCGTATTCCTCCACGGCGGTTGCCGTGTTCGGCGTTTACTTCAAGCTCCAGAGCTTTGTGTTCATGCCGGTGTTCGGTTTGAATAACGGCATGGTGCCGATCATTGCCTATAACTACGGTGCGCAAAAGCCGGAGCGTATCCACAAGACGATCCGCCTCGGCATGGTCTACGCCGTTGCGATCATGGTGATTGGTCTGCTCGTGTTCCAGCTCATCCCGAAGGAGCTGCTGCTGATGTTTGACGCCTCGGACGCAATGCTCGAGATTGGTGCGCCCGCGTTGCGCATCATGAGCCTGGCGTTCGTGTTTGCCGGCATCGGCATCGTGTCCGGCTCGGCGTGTCAGGCGTTTGGCTACAGCGTCTACAGCATGCTCATCTCCATCGCGCGCCAGATCGTGGTGCTCATCCCGGCTGCCTACCTGCTGTCTCTGACCGGCGTGCTGCGCAGCATCTGGTTTGCGTTCCCAATCGCGGAGATCTTCTCGCTGATCCTCTCGCTGTTCTTTTTGCGCACCACGCTCAAAAAGACGGGCATGGCGATGCCAAAAACGAAATAAAGCTCCGTTCCGCAAAGGCGGCGCCGTACGGCGCCGCCTTTTTTCGTCGCGTTCCGCACCGGCCGAACCGGGCCTACATAGGATAATGCGGGCCGAGTGCCCGATTTGAAAAGGAGGAACGACTGTGGACAAATGCAATTTCAAGCAGGGCCCGCTGCCGGAATGTGCGCCGCTGGCGCTGGCGCAGACGCCCATGCAGCAGTCCAACGAACCCGCGTATGATCGGCGCATGGCACTGGCGCGCGGTACGCTGTTTCCGGGACTGGACCTGCCGTTTATGAACATGGTCAACAAACCCGGCGACCTCAGCACGCCGCTGTGCGAGCTGATGGCGATGGATTTTGTCATCCGAGAGCTGAACCTGTATCTGGATACGCACCCGGACGACCGCGAGGCATTCGAGACGCTGCAAAAGTGCATCCGCCTGAGCGCGGAGGGGCGCAGGCGGTACGTGGAGCAATACGGCCCCGTGTCCCTGCGGGATCTGGAAAGCTCGGACGTCTATGACTGGCTCAACGCGCCATGGCCGTGGCAGCAGGAAGGAGAGGGGAAGTAAGCGATGTTTGTCTATGAAAAGAAACTGGAATACCCGATCCGCATCAAAAACTCTAATCCCGCGCTGGCAAAGTTCATCTGCTCGCAGTACGGTGGGCCGGACGGCGAGCTGGGCGCGTCCCTGCGCTATCTCAGTCAGCGCTATGCCATGCCGTACCCGGAGCTGTCGGCGATCCTGACGGACATCGGCACGGAGGAACTTGGTCATCTCGAGATGGTCGGAACGATCGTCTACCAGCTCACGCGCAGCATGACGCCGGAGCAGATCAAACAGTCCGGCTATGATACGTACTTCGTCGATCACACGGCGGGCGTCTTTCCGCAGTTTGCATCCGGCACGCCGTGGACGGCGGCGACGATCGGCGTGACCGGCGATGTGATCGCCGATCTGTCGGAGGATATGTCGGCCGAGCAGAAGGCGCGCAAGACCTATGACAACATTCTGCGGCTTTGCGACGACCCGGATGTGACGGATGTGATCCGGTTTCTGCGTGAGCGCGAGGTCGTGCACTACCAGCGCTTCGGCGAGGCGCTGCGTCTGGCGACGGAAAAGATGGATCAGAAGAACGTCTATATGACCAATCCGGCATTTGATCGCTCCTGAAACGAAACCAGCGCCGGCAGTCAGCCGGCGCTGGATTTTTCTGCAGCGGCGCAATTTGCGGGACAAAAAAGCAGGCACCCGAAGGCTGCTCCCGATAAGAAAACATCGTGAGGAAAGAGAGAACGGTATAGCTTCGGCTGTACCGTTTTCTCATTTTTCCGTTGATGCCGTGACTTTTGACATTTCCAAGACCCCGATACCCTTGTAGTAAATATCGATCTCCTGCGTCCGATTCTTGCCCTTCGGGTCGCTGGCCGCATGGACGATGATTTTCTCCACGAACTCATGGAGAATGCAGGGCGTGAGCTCCGGGATATCCGTGTACCTCTCCACAACGGAGAGAAAACGATCAACATCCGCCGATTTGCTTTCCTCCAGCTCCACTTCTTTCCGAAGGGAACTCGCCAGCACCTTGAGCTCCTGTTCTTCCTTCTCATAGTCCGCAGAGAGTTTCTGAAAGCGTTCATCGGAGAGCTTGCCCGAAATGTTGTCCTCATAGAGCCGCTTGAAGATAGCATCCAGCTCTGTGATCCGCTTCTCGGAATCGACAAGCTGCCGTTTCCGCTTTGCAAGATCCCGGTCACGCTGCCGCAGGTCACTGTCCATGACCAGCCTCACAAACTCGTCCTTACTGCGGGAGGCGAAGGAAACGATCTCCCGCAGGTTTTCCAGAATTAATTCCTCCAAGATCACCGTGCGGATGGAATGAGTCTGACCGCAGAAGTCACGGCTCTTTCGGTAGCCGGCGCACAGGTAGTATTCCTGCTCGCGCCGGAAGTTGGTGGCTCTGCATTGATACATGACAGATCCGCAGTCCGCGCAGAACATCATGCCGGAGAACATCCCCATTTCTCCCATTTTTGTAGGACGACGGCGCGTCTGCCTTGCTGCTCTCGCAGCGTCCGCGATTGCCTCCGTCCAGATCGGGTCATGGGTGTTCTCAAAGATCAGCCACTCACTTTCCGGATTATGGATGACCTTTTTGCTCTTGTAGGACTTCTTCCTCGTCTTGAAATTGACCGTGTGCCCCAGGTACTCCCGCCAGCGGTCCATGATATCCGCTACGGTGGAGGCATCCCATGCGTAAGGCAAGCCCCGCTTGATATTGCTTGCTTTCCGGCCACTGCTGGCATAATAGGCGGCCGGGGTCAAGATCCTTCGCTCTGTCAGCTTCCTTGCAATCTGGGACGGCCCGAAACCGTCCATCACATATAGGCCGATCTCATAGACCACCGCTGCGGCTTCCTCGTCCCTGACCCACAGCTTTTTGTTGTCAGGAGACTTCATGTAGCCATAGGGCGGCAGGGTCGTCAGATGCTCGCCGGCGTTGCCCTTGACCTTCATCACAGCACGGATCTTCTTGCTGGTGTCCTTCGCATACCACTCATTGATGATGTTCCGAAAAGGAGTGAACTCATTATCACCCTGGGTGCTGTCCACACCATCGTTGACAGCAATAAAGTGAATGTCATGCTCCGGGAACATGATCTCGGTATACATGCCCACTTGCAGATAATCACGGCCCAGGCGTGACATATCCTTGATAATGACCCGCTTGACAAGGCCGGCTTCGATATCCGCAATCATTTGCTGGAAACCAGGTCGGTTGAACGTCGTACCCGAAATGCCGTCATCAATATAAAAGCGATAGTTTTTGTAGCCGTGGTCAAGTGCGTAGCGTTGAAGGATCTTTTTCTGGTTGATGATACTGTTGCTGTCGCCCTGCAATTCATCGTCACGCGACAAACGGCAGTACAAAGCGGTAACAGCTTCGACGCTCATAGCGTTGTAAGGGAATTGAAGCGCGGCAGCGGTGTTTGACTGATGATACATAGTAACCTCCCATCCGGCAGTCAAACACGGTTTTGAAGTCACCTTCATTATACCGCGTCTTTTTGTCCCTGTCTGCCTGTTTGGGAGAATTAAGTTGTCGCTTCTTTCTGAACGTCCGCTTTCATCAGACGTTCCAGCTTCACGGCAATACTCTCGTCGCTCTTTTCCCGAAAGAAGGAATTGACGATAAAGGTCGTGTTGCCGATCTGTTTTTCGCTCCGCTTCGGCGGGGCGTATTTCTTTTCAGATGAAGCGGTCGTTTGCATAGTTAGCCCCTTTCTAATCGTCTGAAAACAAATCATTTTTTGATAGCTTACAAAGAACAGCAGAAACGGACGGCTGAATGGCTTTTCAGCTCCACGGGAATCCCACCCCCGCGCGGTTCTCGCGCGGCCCTGCTCATTGCCTGCGACGCCTCACCGCCTGAATACGGCTGCACGCCCGGACTGTGACTGCAAGGGAGTATCGCCCCGTCTGTGCATCGTGGCCCGCGGGCTGCCTTGCCCGCTTTGCGGCCTGGTGGATATCGCTCGCCTCGTTGAAGGGTCATGGCGCACGGCCGTATGGCTCCGCACAGACGGGAATGTATCCGTCTGCTCTATGCTGCGCCGGGATTTGCCGGGCTTTCTTTGTCAAGGAGCAGGGTCAAGGTCAGATTGAACGCGCAAAGCGGAAAGGGGGACGCTTTGCATTTTGCGTTAATCTGCCTTGAAGTTAAGGACAGCCCGCATGAGCTTTGCTTGCAGCCGCTCCCGCAAGTCCTCATCTATGCCCCAATAGGTATTGCCGCTTTCGTCGCGGATTTTCTGCATAGACAGGTGGGATATGTAGCTTTGGTAATGCTGCAAGACAAGTTTCATAGCGTCGGGGTCGCCCTTCGTCGCGGCTAAAATGACCGGGTAAGGTAATAAGCCGCGTTCATCGGAATTGTTACTAATCGTTCCATTCATCGGCTCGTTCCTCCAAATATCGTTTCAGCAGTTCAAAAGAGCTTGTGCGCCGATACTGTACTGTGCTGCGGGGGATCTTCATCGCTTCCGCAATTTCAACGTCGGTCATGTTGAAAAAGTAGTACAGCAATACGGCTTGTCTTTTTTCGTCCGGCAGGGTGTGCAGAGCTTCGGCAAGCAGTTTTGCAGTAATCTTCAAGCCTCCTGCGCAAAAGGCTTCTTCGTTGCCGTCTTGAAAATACTTGTCAACGGTGTAAAGCTGCCTTTCTTCCTGCGGGGTCAGGTCTGAAAAGATCACTTCGCGGAGTTGCCTACGCTTTCGCTCTCGGCAAGCGTCAATCAGTTCATTGCGTAAAGCGCGTTTGCAGTACGCATTAAACTCACATCTCGTTTGCCATTCCAGCCGATTAGGGTAATCCATGTTCTCACCCCCTTTCGTCCCGGGGGCGGGTTAGTATTTATCCCCTTTCGGCAACCCTCCACGGCGAAGCCGTGAATATGCCAACCGAAAAAGAAAACTTTTTCAAAAAAACTTTTGGAGAAGCAAAATGCGCCCGACTGCAAAAAGCAACCGGGCGCTATAAAGGAAGCATATACCGCTATA